AGTTAGCAGAGATAGCTGGTAAGATTGATTACTCACAAGCTGTTACTCCTGAAATCAGACAACGTCTTGCTATGGGTGGAGAGGATGCAGTAGCAGCTACTATGGAAGCTCTTAATGCTGTTAACAGAATGAGTTACCAGCAGAATGCAGTAGCAACAACAAAGCTTATTGAAGCTGCTGTTAAGAGCACTGAAGCAAGCATGGATGAGAAAATTGCTAAAACTATTAAGTCTATGGGGCTGGCTGAAAATGTGGCAGCTAGTAACCCGATGTTATCAAACCCAGCATTCAAGCCAATAGTGGATGCAGCAAAACAACAAATCATTACTAAGTTCCCTAATGCTAGCCAGCAAGAACTTAACAAGATGCTAAATCAGTATCTTGCTAGGGCAGGTGAGGCATTTAATCCGGAACTAACTAAGAGAGCTAATGCACCAGCAGGTTACTCTGATACAATTGCTAACCAGCAACAAGAACAAGACTGGGCTGCTTGGCTGTCTCAGTCATAACATTTAATACTATTAATTGAGGTAATTTACTATGGCTAACTATGGCCCTTTTAACCCTGGCTTCTCAGGTTCCCCACAACTTTCTAACTCTGGCGGCGGTGCATTTGACATTGCTGGCTACCCCACCGCTACTCCTGCTATTAACTCTGATCTGGTAAAGAAGTCATTCGCTACTATGGTGCAATACTTGCTGCCTAAAGGTGATGCTACTTTATTTGGTTTATCAGCACGCTTGAAAGAAGAAACTGCTACTCAGATTGAGCACGGTTTCTACAGTAAAGTACTGGTATTCCCATTGTTCCAAGCAGCAGTTAATATTCCTATTACCGACGTAGCAACTTCATTATCTGCTGTCGATGCTGGCTCAGCTGCTCTGGCTATTCCTAACGGCCTGTATAAATTCATTGGTTACTACAATACCAGTACTAATGCATTTGCCTCTGTAGATACTACTCTTGGCGGCGAGATCATTCAAGTTACTGCTGTATCTGGTACTACCATTACTGTAGCTCGTAACATAGGTGACTCAGCTGGTACTGGTGTTGCCGGTCAAGGTACTGCTTACACAGCTACTGCTAACTTGGCTCCTGTATTCGTGCATGTTGGTAATGCTTTTGCTGATGCTAGTACCAGACCTAACTCAGTCCTGACTAAAGAGATTCGTGTAGTTAACTATACACAGATCTTCCGTAATGCTTGGGCTATCTCTGGCACTGTTGCTGCTATCCAAAACTTGATTGGCGATACTAATATCGCTAAATCTCGCAATGAGTGCGCTCAATACCATGCTAAAGATATTGAAGCATCTATGATCTTTGGTAAAGGTGCTATTGCTTCTGGTATCACTAGCGGTTCTGCTAACTACCAAGGCCGTACCATGAATGGTATCATTGCTCAGATCAAGGATTCTCAAGCCGCTGGTTTGTTCCTGCCTGGGCAAGATTCATCTAGCAATATCAAGACTGCTAACTCTAGCATTTCTGGTACTCCTACTGCTGGTGCTCTTAGCCTTGGCGATATGGAAGACTGGGCTAATAGCTTGTTTGATATGTCTTATGACCCAGGTTCAGCTTTGGAGCGTGTTGTATTCGTAGGTCGTACAGCTCATGTTGTTATCAACAGACTGGCTCGTGCTAATGCTACTTACTACATTGAAAATGGTAAGACTGAGTGGGGCTTGCGTTTCAGCAGATTCCACCTGACCCGTGGTGATCTTATCATCATTGAGCATCCATTGCTGAATACTAACTTCTTCTGGCAAACGCTAGCTATTGCTTTGGATATCTCTGCAATCAGTATTGCTTACATGATTGGTCGTAAGACTAAATCAGAAGAGTACAATCAAGCTGGTACTGCTATTGATAACGCTATTGATGCGGTTGGTGGTTCTTTACTGTCAGAATTGACAATCATGAATAAGAACCCAGCTGGTTGTGGTGTTATGACTAACATCAGACAAGCAGTTGGCCCAGCTGGTACTGTTGTAGTTTAAGGATTATATAGCCAAGGATGGCTTTACTTAGGAGAATAATAATGGCTTCAAAAATTTATGATTTTAATAATAAAGGTGTGGTACTGTCTCTTAACTTTGGCGTTGAGAATGGTGCTGTTACCTTTAAGCAAGGTAAGGCTGTAGTCCATGACGAGGCTGTACAAGAGTTAGTAGAAAAGTGGTTAGCAGCAACCAGTGCTGGCATGTATGAGATTCGTGACTATGATCCTGCTGTTGAGCAAGTTGCTATTCATTCAGTAGCTGGCACTAATCAAGGCGATAACTTGGTTCAAGGTATTATGACCAGTTTAGGCAAGAATCCTGCTGTTGCTGAATTGGACAGCCAGCTTGCGCAAGCTTTGGTCAGCGGCACTGTTGATGAGTTGGCAGCGGCTAATCCTGAAGTATTAGAAGGTGTTGGATTTGTTGCTAACAGCGCTCCTGCTGCTAAACCAGTTTTAGGCAAAGCTGCCAAATAAGGAACCTAGCAGATGACAACTTTTGCTGAACTACAAGATAGTGTTATTACTATTACTAAGCGGCCTGATTTGGTTAATGAAACCATATTGGCGCTTAAGCGTGCTATCATTAAAGAGCACTCTGCTATGGACTATCCTAGAGATTTAGCTAGGTTGTCATCAGCATTAGTGCAGCCTAGCCCTAATAATTATCGTTACGATGTGTCATTGACATCATTAGGATTATATCCACAAGCTAGGAAGATTCAAGAGGTGAGAGAGATAGTAAGTCCTCAAGGTATTAGCTACAATACATTTGAAGGAGTGCAAGGTCAGTTAGTATTTACTGAGCGTGCCCCTGATAATATCTTTGACGCTTATGGTATTGAGCATCAATCTTACTGGTACAGATTAGGTGGCAATCTTATTATTGTGGCCCCAAGGCAGGTGGATAATGTTCTTATCACATATTATGCTGTACCTAGCACTGCTGTGTTGGCTAGCTATTCTGATTGGATGGCTGATATGTACGATTATGTTCTATATACTCATGCTGCTGCTGAGATATTTAGAATCATTGGTAAGTCAGAAGAGTATAAGATGCAGCTAGCTATGACACAAGAGAACAGGCTTGATATTATTAGAAATGAGATAGGAGCAATCTAATGGCATATATAGTAGATGCAACAAATGCTGCTGCCCCACTTGCTAGCGACTATTCTGGCCCCTACACAGCTGAGGAGATAAGAGCTATCAAGGCTTATTATCTTGCTCAGTTTTCTACTATTACAAGTCAGCTTAATGCTCTTAATCTTGCTGCGATCGGATACCTTAAGAACTCAGGAGATACTAGCTTAGGGCAACTTAAGGTACCGCTGGTACCAAGTACTGATGAGTCAGCGACACCTAAGAAATATGTTGATGATGCTATTAGTACGCTGCTCGGCGCTTTGTCAGGAGCAAGTATTAATGCTAGTAAGTTTGCTGGATTCAGGTTGGATAGTAGTTATAACTTAATAGTGGATCATGGTGCTGGTGCATGGGTAGCAGATGATTATGAAGCCTATGATTTTGTACCAAACAATGCTACATTTGCCATTAATGGTGTGGGCGAAGTAGTAATAACATTTTAATTAACAGGAGATATTAATGACAACACTTAATTTAGGTGCTATTGCTATTGTATGGTACGGAGCATATAGTGGCGCAAGCACGTATAACAAGAATCATGCAGTAAGTTATAACGGTAACAGCTATGTATGTAAGGTTAATGGCACTACTGGTGTGCTACCTACTAACACAGCTAATTGGGATGTAATGAGTCAAGGCAGTAATGTCATGACTACCACTGGCGATATAATCTTTCAGGATGTGGCTGGCGCTGCTAGGTTGCCCATAGGAACAGCTGGTAAGGTGCTTACTGCTGATTCCACAGGTAAGCCAGCTTGGATTAATAATATTGGCTACGCTGGGCCTGAAGTGCTTACTAGCGACTTGCCGCTTATTGCAGCATCTGCTACTACTCCTTGGCTTATTGATTCTGGCACTAACTATTTTGCTAACAATGGTTTGCCTAATCCAGCTTGTGGGCCAGTTAAGCGTAGCCAAGGTAGATTGTTAGGAAGCACATTCCATGTATGGCTCAATCAAAACCATGAAGTTGTTGTCAGAGGTAATGATGTTGCTTTCAGATTTGCCGGTACTAATAACCTTGGTGATACTTATGGTACAAGAGTTCTTAATAACTTCTCCTCAGCTAATGGCACTATGGCCTCAGGAGATTACTTTGTTCAGATTCATGTAGCTGGTAATACTTTGCTAGCACTTACTAAGCTTGGTTACGTATTTGCTATTGGTAGTGGCGCACAAGGTTTACTGGGCACGGGTAATACTACTGACCAATACTCTTGGGTTAAGATTCCTTATTTGGGGCCTGCTAGCACATACAACAGCTTACCTAATACTATTATTGGGCTTCATGTAGGTCAGCAAGTTGGTATCACTAATGATCCTACCTATGCTAACACGCTGCAAGCTAAGACAGTTCATGCGATTGACGTGAATGGACGCGTGTTTGCTTGGGGTCAGAATAATTTTGGTCAGCTAGGTATTGGTAACAATACAGCTATCATATCAACTCCAACCTTAATTGCAGGAAACTCAGGATTCTTGACAGCTGATCCACTTAAGAAAGCTGTGCAGATTAGCGGTTCTGGCTTCCATACTCTTATTGTAGACAGCTCTGGACAAGGTTATGCTTGCGGTGATAACAGCAATGGAGCTTTAGGTATTGGTACTGCTACTAACACAGCTGCTAACTATTCCTTTGTAGCTATTGGCTCACTGACTGGTATCTACCAGGTTGAAGCTATCCAAGCTATGAATAGTACTACTACACAAGTAGGCACCAATTCATTCGCTATAAAAACTGATGGAACATTGCTAGCTTGTGGCCAGAATACTTATGGTCAAATAGGTAATGGCGGTACTGTACAACAAACTAGTTATCAGACCATAGCTGGTAGCTATAGCAGCATATATCTTGAATTCTTATCAGTAGCTGCTTTGGGAGGTACTCCAGTTAGTCCCAATGGCACACTCTACTTATGGGGATATAATGCTAACGGTCAGTGCTGCAACGGTACTGTAACTACGCCTGTTACTGCTCCAGCTCAACCAAGCGCTACTAGTCAGAATACGGCTAGCGCTGCTACTTCTGTGGATGGAAGTGTTACTACTACACCACTAGCATATCCTAGAACTGGAATCAAGTATGTATTTGGCTATACAGTGTTAGCTACTCCTAATGGTGGCTGGATTACTGTAGATGCTAATAATAATGTATGGATTAATGGTGAGTGCGCGGGCGTTAATATTGTAGCTGCAACTACTGCTAGTACTACAAGTAACCAACTAGCTCAAAAAATTCCTGCCCCTTGGAATGTTGCTGATGGTTGGGTTGGAAGTAATATTAATACAGTTGCTGATATGGTATGCAATGGCACATATGTTACCAGTGGCTCATTAGTATTAGCATCCAGTGATGGCAGACAGTGGGCATTAGGTGGTGGTCAAGGTAGAAAATACCATGATGATGGATTCTTTAGTGCACAATTCAGGCAGGTAACAGCTTAACAGGAGCTACGTAATATGACTCAGGTTTACTATAGGGCTAATCTTAATGATGAAGAATTTCCGCTTGTTAGTAAGTTTCAAGGTAAGACAGTTATTCAGCAATCTATAGACCAGAACTATCAGCAGGGCAGTTTGTTTGATAAAACAGCCAGCGATAGAGGTATTCCTGAGGCATATTACATGCATAATGTTATGCCTTCAATACATGGTTATAAGTCTGTATCTTATGTTGATGCTATTGACGGTGTCCCAGGTGTTCTTACTTTTGATAAGGTATTCCAAGTTAAGGATTTTGATGGTAACAGAGGCTTGATAGCTATATGCTTAGAAGGTAAAACATACCTGTTATCCTCAATCACCAGGAAATGGAAGGAGGTTACTCCTCCTAACCAACCAGCTACTGATGAAGTTACTGTAGCTAATGTGACAGGTACAACATTCATATGCTATGCTAACTGGGGCATATTCAGTGTTGACCTTATCAATCAAGAGCTTGATCCTGCTAGCATACAGTGGGATTCTCCTCTTACTAATGCCAGCATTACAGGTATCTCTGCTAGTAATAACTATATGCTAGCGCACGATGGGATTACACTATACTGGTCATCTGCTCTTGATGTGCTGGATTTCAGAGCTAGCCAGATTACCGGTGCTGGTAATGGTACTCCTACAGCTGCTATCGGTAACATTATATTCTTGTCTCCAGTTGGTGTTGGCTTTGCTGTGTACTGTCAAGGTAATATTGTTGTTGCCAGCTTTTCAGGTAACGTGCAGTATCCTTGGCTATTTAAGGAAGCTCCTAATGGTTCTGGTATAGCTGATATTGCCTCAGTAACAAGTTCAGGAGAAGATAATAGTAACTATGCTTGGACTACAGCAGGGCTATTAAAGGTTACTCTTGGCGGCTGCACAACAATTCATCCTGCTACTAGTGACTTTATTGGAGGCAGGATATTTGAGGATTTTGATACTGTTACCAATACTTTTTTAGTAGAACATCTTAGCAGTAACCTGAAGGTACGTCTTGCATTTGTGGCCTCCAGGTTCCTTTGTATCAGTTATGGCCCTACGCTATTCAAGTATGTGCTGGTATATGATGTTGCTCTTAAGCGTTGGGGTAAGTTAAAAGCAGAGCATGCTCAGTTATTTGAAGTGAGCTATGAAGTACTATTCAGTATTCCTACTTACTATGATATTGGTCTTGTATCTTACCAATCATATGAGACTGATACATATAATAGCATGAGTGTCAGTAAGAACATAGCCCCATCAGCAAGACATTCAATGGCAGTAATGACTAATAACGGTCAAGTAAGAATGATTGTTGTTGAGTTCGGTGATACTGATTCAGATGCTGTGTTGCTGCTAGGCAAGTATCAGATATTCAGAGCTAACACTGTAGCCATTCAAGGATTCAGTATTGAAAGTATTGATTCTGATAATACTAATTTCAGTGTCAAAGTGCTTACTAGCATAGATGGTAAGAATACATATCTTACTACTACACCTTATGAGACAGTATCAGACAGTATGAGACAATATGATTGCCTAGCTATAGGTCAGAATCATAGCTTGCTTATTAAGGGAGCTTTTCATATAACTGCCTTAGTGCTAGTATTTAGCAAGAATGGTAATAGATAAGTAATCAGGGGTATATCGTATGGCTGAGAATTTTGTAACACCAAGCAATACCATTGATATGCGGCTGCCTATCAGTCCTAATACTACTGATCCTGAGCTATTTAGGGAGCTGAGTATTATCTATACTGCTCTTAGGCAGCTGCAAAATGGTACTGATAAGTATCTTGACATACCTCCAAATATTAAGGATGCACCATATACACTTACCTATACTGACAGAGGGCAAGCAATTGAAACCACAGCTGATGTCACAATTCCTAATGAAAATACTATTGGTTATAAGTTCCCCCTTGGAGCTACTATTAGTATTATTAATATTAGTTCAGCTAGTATTAACCTCATTGCTGCTGCTGGCGTCACACTCGTGTTAGCTGGAACTACCAGTGTTGGAAATAAGACAATTAGCAATTGGGGTTGTGCCACGATTAGGCGTATAGGTTCTAATACTTGGATATGCCTAGGAGCTGGGGTGTCATAGTATGGCTGGAATATTGCATATGATGAACGCTCCTATAGGCGGTAGCAGCGGACTTGCTATTATTGTTGACACACCTAACGTGAATGTAGCTAGCATGTTACTGGCTAATGGTTGGGATGGCATCAGTGTGGTGCATCCAATTGTTACTATAGCTGAGGCTGCTAGAGTATATAGTGCAGCTGCTGGAGTTCCTGCATTTACTACAGGTATCCTACCATCTGGCTCTACTGTTACCATTATTAATAATAATGCTATTCTAGGTAGAGGTGGTGATGGAGGAGCCGGAGGTGACTATATTCCTGGAGGAGGTAGTGGTGCTGCTACTGGTAAGCCTGGAGGAGCAGGCAGCATTGCACTGCAAGTATTAGTTCCTACCACAATTACTAACTATGGTGTTATAGCTGGTGGAGGCGGCGGTGGCGGCGGTGGTGGTATGGGGCCAGGAGGAGGCGGTGGTGCAGGAGCTGGTATCGGTAGCGGTGGTAGAGGAGGCTTAGGTAGTGGTACTACTCCAGGGTTGCCAGGATCTAATAGCACTCTTGAAGCTCCTGGAGCTGGTGGTTACATGTGGACTCAAGGAGGTAATGGTGGATTCTACGGTAATAGTGGTGGTACTGGAGCATCATCGCCTACAGGGTCTTATTCAGGTGGGTCAGGAGGGGCCGCAGGGCCAGCAGTAGTTGGTAATTCGTTGATAACATGGATAATACCAGGAACTACTTACGGTATCCTTGTTCCTTAACAAGCAATAAAATCAAACTTAACAACTGATAGGAGAAATCACTATGGCAGATACAAGATTACCAACAAACTCAAGCGCATCAATTATGAGCGCTATTCCATCACTAGTACAATTATTTGTAGGCTCTGGTAAGCAGACAGGTACTAAGACTAGCACTAGCTCAAGAACAGCTAATAGTTCAAGTATTAATGCTCTTACTAGCATCCTTGGTCAGCAAGCTCCAAGCACTGATAAGGCTGTAGCAAATGCTATTGATATTATGATGCGCCAAGGTATGCCTAGTATTGGCAGCGCTGAGCGAGGTTCTGGCATTTTTAATTCTAGCGCTACCAGAGAGAACATAAATCAACTTGGAGCCACTGCTGCTGCTAAGGCTGCTGAGCTTGATTTGAATCAACAGAATAAAGCTACTGAACAAAAAATTCAAGCTGCTGGAACTCTTGGTCAGCTTACTGCTAGTGACACTATGACTCAATCAAGTGCTGAAAAGACAGGCGCAGCTGTTGATCCATTGATTGCAGCTTTAGGGCTTGGCGGCCTCATGCTTGGTAATAAGTTAATGAAAGGTTTTGGCGGCGATTCTAATAGTGCCCCAGCTGCATCCAATGTTGATATTACGCCTACTATTAATAAGCCAGACCTTGGCAGCATCTTTGACATTAACTTTGAATCAATGGCTGGCAATATGGCAGAGGGCTTGAAATCAGCAACATTTGATCCTGTGTCTGGTCAGCAAGTAACTGGTGGCGGCTCTGATTTCCTTAGTGTGCTGCAAGATGTTGCTAGTAATTCATTGCTTTCAGGCATTGGTAACTTCTTTGGGGGTATGTTTGGAGGCAGCTCAGGAGATAGCAGCAGTGGTGGCACTGTAATCTGTACTCGTATGCACGAATTGGGATACTTGGATGGTGATACTTATTTGGTTGATCGTCTGTATGGTTATTACTTGCAAGCTACTAATCCTGAGCTTGTTACGTGGTATCATTCTTGGGCTATACCTTTTGTTGCTAACTGGTTACATGGGCGCACTCTGGTTAGCAAGCTGGTAATTCAACTGACAAGACCAGTAGTGCTAGTATGGTCTGCTTGGATGAAAGCACAGGTAAGAAAATTATTGGAGGCCGGAATCAATGCCTAATCTTATTGATGCAACTAATATATTTGCTGATGCAGCTAGCCCTGAAGCGCTACTGAGATCAGCTGATTCATTACAACGCTCACTTGTATCCACCAATATTGCTAGCAGGGAGGCTGCTAGCATGGCTGTTAGAGAGCAACAAGAGCAGGACTTTATTGTTAAGCGTGAGCAGCAAAGAGTTGAGCAGGAAGCTAATAAGAAAGCTATGGAAGCTATTAGTGTATTTGATACTGATGAAGTTAAAGGTATGCTTGCTAAAGACTATAGAGACAGCTTGGTTAAGTCAAGTCAATTGCACAAGGAGTATGACAGACTTAGCCAAACTAGCTTTCTTGATAACCCGCTGGAATGGGTAATGAATCAGTTTCAAAAAGATAGTGTTGCTGAGCAAGTTAATAGTCTTGATGATATGGCTCAGCAATCCAGTAATGCTCTCAGAGATATTGCTATCCAAAAAGATACTGCTATTAAAGTAGCTAAGGCTCAGGCTAGTGTGCTTACTGATACTGCCGCGCTTGCTGCTACTAAGCGGGACAGGGCTGCTGCTGATGCTATTATTGCTGAGACTGATAGTAAACTTATGAGTCAGAATCTTAATGATATAGATCACTTGCGTCAAGGTGCTTATACGCAGATTCAACTTAATAAGCAAGCCGAACAGATGAAAATGGAGCGCACTAGATTTGCTCAACAACAAGCTCACTTTGCTGAATGGCAGGCCGGTGCTGGTACTAGAAAGCTTAAAGAGCAATTAGAATTAGCACATGCACAAGCTATTAATGAGGAAGATAAACTTAAGATAGCAAAACTTAAGGATGCTGCTGATGAGGAAACACGCATTGGCGGTATGATAGCAGAGGGCATGAAAGTAGTAGGCCTCAAACCATCTGATGATCTTAAGCAGCTTAGTAAGGTATATAATAAGGATCAGTTAGGAACCCTTGTTGCTATTGGTTCAAGTAAACTTATTGATGGTAGCACTAAATTAGGAGGTTCTCCTGGCGAAGCATTTGTTAATCTAATAGAACTTAATGGTAAGCCACCAGCTGGTTCAGAGGATTCCACTTGGAAGCTGCTATCAGAGAAATATGGAGAAGCTAGAGATGCTGCCATTGCCGCTAACGTGAAAGGTGCTGAGGCACAGAAACAATTCACTATCAATTACATTAACGATGAAGTAGCTGGTAATAAGGGTGTCATGGCAAAATGGTCACGTAATGCTGAGGCTACAGGCTCATTACTAAAACCAACTGCTATATCTGCTATCATACATGCTGATGGGTCAATTGAGAATAACAAGGCAGTAAGAACCTTGCTAGATCCTTTGACCTCAGAACCGCTTACTAATACACAGACTGACGCCGATAGCATTATGGGCAGAGCTATGGCTGCTATTAAGGGCGGAGAACTTTCTGAGCAAGAAGCTGTTAAGGCTGTGTCTGATTTCTATAAGTCAGCTATTGTTAATAACCATGTGTATAAACACTTTGATGCTTTTGGCATCAGCACTCCTGATAAGTATGTGATTAAGCATAATGATGAATCATATGATATGACCAAACCGGAGCAAGTAAGAAGGTTGCTATTGCAAAAGAAAATAGTTCAAGCTCAGGGTATGCTTGGTAAACTTGGCAACCTTGGTCAGATGATTAGTGATGCCACTATAGGTAAATAATTATGGATATGGATAATGAAGAACTAAATAACGATAGTGCAGATGCTATCTCTGCTGAGCCTGAGGATACTAGCTCCTTTTTTGATAGAGTGCCTAGCTATCTTGTAGCCGCTGATAACCATAACGTAGCTAATGGTGATGACTCAGGTTCTAATACTATTGCTGGATTGACAGGTCTTGGTGCGGGCGCTGTAGCTGGCGCTGCTATTGGTCAGGCTGCAATCCCGATTCCTGGTGTAGGTGCTTTAATAGGTGCTGCTGCTGGCGCTTATACAGGATGGAAAACTGGTAGTACTGAGGGTAAGTGGGCTAGAGCTAGTGTGTATAGCGCATCCAATTCTTTCTACAATTCAGGCATCAGCATTAGTAATGCTTTCAGGTCAGATGAGAATCAGAAAGAACTTCGTGATACTGCTGAGTGGATTAGTGGTAAGGATGATAATCTTGGCAGTTACTACGAAGATAATAAAGAAGAAGTTGACCTTGCTGGGTTCGTAGTAGGTTCAATGGTTCCTGGTATTGCTGGCCTTAAAGTCTACAATGCTGCTACCAAGGCTCTTAATACAGCAAGAAAGGTTGGTTATGTTGGCGAGAATATAGGATACTCAGCTGGCCTGCTTAAGCCATTGCAGATGGAGCAGTTGGCTATTGCTGAGAAAGCCATTACTACAGCCAGCTCACCATATGCGATGCTTAATAGAAATACCATTACCGCCCTAGTAGCAGGTGCTGGAGAGCAAGCCATTCAGGGTGCTGTATTTGAGTTTGCCATTGCAGCTACCATGTTTGAGTCTCCTATCATGGATAAGATGGATAAAAGTGATATTGCTACTAATATCCTACATGGTGCTTTATTTGGGGCTGGTATAGGTGGAGCCTTTGAAGGCATTGCTGGATATGCTACTATTAAGGGAGCTAAGATTGCTGCTGAGGGTGAGCTTGCTGAATTCAATAGAATCATAGGATTCAAAGCTGGCACCCCTCTTGATAAGCAAATCATTATTCATAAAGGTGACTTGGAAGATACGCTTTCTAAAACTGACAGAATTGCTGAACTCAATATTAAGTATGAGGGTAGAGCTGATAGAGTTCTGGATCATAAGGTCAGCACCATTAACAATACTATCAGAACTAATATTAGGGAGCTTAGCACTGATGATGTGGTAGGTAACAGCATTGCTGATATCATTCAGATGGATAAGACTCAGCTTGATACAGCTAGTAAGGTGCTTGGCTTGAAAGGTATCAGTAGAATCAATGAAGTGCATCCTGTAGAGATGGAGCTAGATGCTGCAAGGAAAAGAATTAATGCTGGTAAGAATACGCCAGAAGATTATGACATTCTTGACACTCAAGGCATAGGTTATCTAAAATTATTTGGTGAAGATGCTGGTGAAGTTAGCAGTTCATTCCATCATCCTAATATTGCGGATACGCTTAAAGCTGGACAATCTATTATCTTTGCTGATAATGGCCTTAATATTGGCGATAAGTTTACTCAGATGAGTATAGCTAAGCCGATTAATATTATTGAGGCCAGCTTATCTGATACTGAGGCTAGGCACTTATGGGCTATTATGAAACCTGAGCTGCAATCTGGATCAATAATTCATCTTGATGATATTCCATTCTTAACCAAAGCTGTTAGAGAATTTAGTCCAGATAAAGAGCTATTTGTGCTTAACCAGGAAGGTGCTAAGACACTAATAGCTAGCAGGCAGGAAGCTGAACAACTATTAATAGATGCCCAAGACAAAGCTATTAATGCATTGCATGAAGCTAATCCTAGTATGACTAATGCTGAGATAGCTAAACGTGTGAATGTTAAGCTTAAGTATTTGGAAGGTGAAGAAGTTAACACTGCTAATCCCCTATCCGATCGAATGGCCTATCAATCCTATGCTGAGGAACATGCTGCTAACTTAGGCATTGCACCTGAGAATCAATATAATGTTCTTCTTAAGCCTCAACACGCTAAGCTAGTATATGATACTACACCAGAAGGAGTGTCAGCACTTAACGGTAATATTCTTGAAGGTATTGCAGCCATTAAGCAGCAACAAGTATTATTGGATCAGCATGTCACTACTGCTGTGATAGCTGCTGTGCCAGAACTTGCCAATGAGCTTATTCCTCTTGATGCTAACGCTGTTCTGAGTGCTAACCCATTTGATGCTAAGGTTGGCGCACTGTCATTTGCTGATAGCAGGTATGGATCATTAGCTGCTCACATGCAGAAGATAGGTCAGAAAGTTAATAGAATCATGAAGGATAGAACTAATGCTATCGAGACAGTTCTTAACTCTAGGCTTATTAAGATGCATCATGATAAAGAAGCTTTCATGGAATCATCATTACTATTCAATCAGCTTCGCGGAACTCCTGAGGCTTATGTGCTTAGTGAGGATGGTAGCAAACTGGTAATGAAAGGTATCTTTGATACTGAGACAGCCAGGGCTGCTGGTAAGCAAGTAAAGGATTATGTTAAGAAAGACATTAATGCGCCTGATGAGATACCATTAAAGAGTGCAGCTACTAGAGAACTTGTGGCTACAATGATTGAAACTAATGGCAGCCAGGTTCGAGCCTTTAAGAATATCAGAAGTGCTCAGGGTCTTGCTGATATGAAGGATGACAGGATACTTTATGTTCCACCTGTTAATACTAAAGACTACCCACATTTTGCTATAGTATCTGATGGTAGCATTACAGGTACTGGTCATAAGAAAATGATCTATGCTGCTACTGAATCAGAGCTAGATCAGCTAATAGCAAAGGTGAATCAATCTGATCCAACATTAGAAGTAAGTAAGAATACTGCTAGAACCAAGAAGGAGATTGAGGAGTTCAAGAAAGCTCATGGTGAATATCAATCTGATCTTGCTCTTAATGATAACTATATGGATGCAGCTTTGCATAGAGCTGGTGTCAGCCAGAGATACTTTCCTATAACTGATCCTGCTAAGTTCACTGATGAAATCATGCAGTATCATATGAATAAGGAAAGGCAGCTGGTAAGGGAAGCAGTAAGCACCAAGTATGCTAAGGAGTTCTATGAGCTGCAAAAGATGGGTGCTGAATATACTAACTTAGCTACATCTAAATTTAGTGTTAAGTCTTTGGTTGCTAATATTGGTGAAGCTGTTAAGAACCCATATCAGGATTATATTAGACTAGCACTTGATTTACCTCAGTCAGCTAATGCTCAAGTATGGACAACAATGGGCTATCATCTTGATAATAAGGTATCTGCTTTCTACAACAATATAGCTAACTCACTTGTTAAGACTAAATCAGTTGAAGAGCTAGATTACATTAATGAGCAGTTCAAAAAAGCTGGTATCACTACAGCGTATGATAGTGCTCTTGATATGCTTGCTAACCACACTGCTCCCAAAGGCGTGCTTACTAAGTTTGTATCCAGAGCTAATGCCTTGTTTGCCAGCACCATTCTAGGTGATATGCTTAATGCTGCTAATAACATTGTTGGTATGATGATTCTTACAGCACCTGAAATGAAACATGTTACTGATGCGATTAAGGCTGGTAATGCTAATGCTGTTGGTGAGCTGGCTATGCTGAATAGCATCAAGATTCCAAATGCTGAGATTGAACTTCTTGCTCCTAAGAAGCTGATGACTCAAGCTGTCAGGAACTGGTTCAATAAGGACTTAGTAGAACTTGCTAAAAGAGAGGGTGCTGTTACTAGACATGCTCAGGAACTTCATGCTATTTATGATGAAGGTGCTCTTATAGGTACTGAGTCAGTTGCTGAACTTAATAGCAAACTTACTAATATGTACAATGGCACAATGCAGATAATGGACTGGGTCAGACGTAAAACTGGTAATGGTTTTGCTGAGCAATTCACTAGGTTTGTTGCTTGGGATTCCATGAGACAGATTACTGCTCTTGCTGAGAAGCATGGCATACTTGATGCAGTTACTAGCAAATCATACCGTAATACTTTTGTTAATAGAACTCAAGGTAACTATCTTGCCAGCCAAAGACCTCTTATGTTTAGTGGCCCAGCTGGTCAAGCACTAGGTCTTTTCCAAACCTATCAGTTCAACCTTGCTCAGAACCTTTTCAGGCATGTGGCTGAAGGTAACAGTAAGAGTATTGCAATGATGGCAGCACTACAAGGAGCCATATATGGAGCTAGTTCTATGCCTGGATTCCAAGCTATCAATACTTATTTAATTGGTACTGCTGGCGGCAACCCTGAGCATAAAGACTTATTCACAGCTGCATTCGGTTCTCTTAATCACGAGGCTGCTGAATGGCTTATGTATGGAGCAAGCTCTAACATGCTTGGCTTGTTCAGTCCTGATCTTAAGATGAACATGTACACTCGTGGCGATCTTAATCCTAGGAGTGCTACCATTGTTCCTAGCAGTTTTGAAGATATTCCTATTGTTAAAGGAACTATCAAAATGCTTGGATCGGTAATTGATACAGCCGGTAAGCTAATAGAAGGTGATGCTAGTCCTGCTAGAACTATCCTGCAAGGAATAGAACATGCTGGTGTAAATAGATCACTTGCGGGTATGGCTCAGGTTGCTGAAGCTTTCTTCAATAAAGATGGTAAGTCATATAGCACTACTAATGCTGGTAACCTCTCAGCTACTAATGATCTTGCTAGTCTTGCTAATCTTGGCAGGGTGATTGGTGCTAGGCCACTTGATGAAGCTCTTGCTATTGATGAGGGATTCAGATATACTCAGTATCAAGCTGCGGATCAAGCAAGACTAGATAGGCTTGGTACTATTGTTAAGAGTAAGGTTATAGGTGGTGAGAAACTTGATAAGGAAGAACTTGCTGATTTTGCTGAGAGATACGTAGCATCAGGAGGCAGGCAGGAGAACTTTAACAAGTGGATATTGCAACTATATAAACATGCTACTACTCCACAAGCTAATGAGATTATGAGTCAGCTTAATAGTCCAAGAGCTAAGAGGATGCAGGAGCTAATGGGAGGAAGAGTATTTAAAGAAATGGCCTCTGAGCAGTAACTCTTAGCTACTGATAGGCATAAGAAAGCCCGCACTAGGAATCACATCCTGGTAGCGGGCTTCTTTTTACTTATCTGTTAATTAATAAATCTAGCTATTCTCTGCTGCAATATAGCCAAGTAATTACTCATCACATCATGCTGCTGATATAGTAACTCTTTATCTATATCTTGTAAAACTGTAAATTGATGTGTAGTAATAAAGAATGTAAGTTTGGTATGTTTATCGTTTAGTTCCTTATACTCTTGCACTACTCTTTGCTCATGTTGCTGCAATAACGTAATGTCTGGCAGTTTAATTTCTGTCATTTGATTCTCCTAACTAATTAAGCTTACTATCAGTAATAATTTCCTGCTCTTTACTACCTTCCTTCATATCAATAATGTGCTGCACCAAACCCTGTGCTGTTGGGATAGTGTTAATGCTAACTACTGCATTCTCCCTCTTATTTACTAGTGCTCTGCTAGCCTGCTCAGCAAGTTCCTGCACACTATATTCACCATCTTGCACAACACCACAATAAGCAAATACCATTCCAAAGAATGTGCTAATATCATAAGCATCAAGCCGAAGCCCCTCATTAAGAACCTCTTGCAGCTTAGGATGATAGCAAGCTATCTCCATATTTAAATCAATTAATTCTTTAGGTAGTAGCTGGTAAAATAGTTGTTCACCAGTGTTAGCATCAAAGCCTGCTGGCGCTCCATCGATATCATCATATGTGCTCATTATTCTTGTCTCCTGTAACTATCAAATAATTCTATACTCTTAGGTAAGTATTGTTTTAGCAAATCGTACATTGCTTGCGCTAGAATCCTAGCCTCTACTTGCGCGTGTGGATGAAGTCGCAGAGACAAGAAGTGCATTAAGTTACCAAGGTCTTGTTTCCACACCCAATGAGTATAATGATTGACATGCAGAAATAACCTTGCATGTTCTGGAGCAACTCCCAGAGCTAAGAATAATTTGTACTGTTTATAGCTAAGCCAGCAAGCAGAGTGTAGTACTACTTTAAATATTACTTGAGTAAGTTTACTTAGATTATTTTCTTGTCCTTGCTTGTTACTCTTGCTCTTACCACCCACAATCTCAGGAATATACCATTCTTCTGGTAGGATAGCGTATCTTGCACTGACCTCATTAATAGTAGCAGTTCTATGACGCACAAACTGTCTAGCAATAAATATAGGCAGCTTCATTTCCCACCAAGTCTCTATCATTTCAATGGGGGTATTATGCCTATTCTTTACTAGGTATTCATACAGCTTTAAATCTTGCTCTCTGAGTCTACCAGCATCAAGATTATCAAATGATATTCTAGCCGTATTAGCTGGGTCAATGTCATCAGCATCGAATGGTTCATCTGCTCTTCTAGTAGGGCCACTAAGATTACGCAATACTATAAAGCCATGATCCAGTACATTTATTTTATTTGCTTGCATATTCAACCCTTAGCTTATCTGCTACTAGCTTAGCATACCCTGCAATATCAATCCAGCTATCATCGTAGTTAGGATCGCCATTAAGTATACGTCCAATCTTGTGAACAATCATTTCAAGTGCTTCTTTCTGGTCTGGTGTTAGCGTATTCCAGTTAGTATCTATACCATCTACTGAACTCGTCATTACCTCTTTCAACGCTTGTGTAATCATAGCATGACCATCAAACGGCCCATATCTATTACCCCTTTCTTGCAATGTTGCTGATATTTCATCTTGCTTATCCATAACTACTAACCTCTCTGGTGCTTAATATTAATCTTACCCATAATTTCATCAATGCTATATTGCTTGAGACAATCATGACACTCCATTAGCTTCCTGCTATAGTATACTCTCCAAGCTGTGCTACTACAAGCTGGGCATTTATGATAACCCATTATTTTCTCCTAAACTATCTATTACTGATAATGTTCTTGATAGTGACTTCTTAACTGCTGATACCTCTCGCTGATAGTGAGCTTTAATAGTTCTGGCACAAACGCTATGATATAAAGCGCTTGGATAAGATGAGTTAAGTTGCTGCTTACAAAATGCACATATCCTATTTGTTACCAGTGCTTCCGAATCCACCTGCTTCTCTGCTAGTGCTTTCACTAAAATTATCCACTTCAGTAAGATTAACTTGTGCTGGCGATATTACTGGCATTATAAATAGCTGAGCAAATTTCTGCCCAGGTTCAAATGTTACTAATCTATCTTCACTTAATGATACTGCTCTTATCATTAACTCACCCTGATAATCAGAATCAATGAATCCAAGCGTATTAGTAAGTTTAAAATCAGAGCTAGATCGTGGTGCTAAGATGGTCATAACACTTGTATCTTTTAACCACAAGTGAATACCGGTTCTGATGATTGTTGGTACTGAATGATGCAAGGTCACTGGTCTTGTCTCAGCAACAAACAAATCAATACCAGCACTACCAGTAGTACTAGGCAGTAAGCCTTTTTCGTATAGGTTAAGTTCCTGAGCTATTTCAGTTCTTATAAATTCCATGGTTATCTCTCTATAGTATAAAAATTAAACTAACATCCTTGTCAGTGAATCCATTAGTAAGTTATTACGAAGCTATTCCCAATAACTTACTTATTACAGGTAAAGCATCTTTTCCAAGTATTACTATTAATATGAGGGCAGTTCCCCATTTAGTAGCCCAAGCTCTTATTCCTTTTACTTCTTCAAGTACTTCGTCCAATCGCTCAGCAATAGCATCAACACGCTTATCTATTGACACCTGAGCAATCTTTAAGTTGGTACATTCTTCAGGTGTTGGCATAGTTAATATCTCCTTATAGCATTAAAAGGCGTTTGCGTTTTTTGGTCCCAACGTAACCCCCAAATCAGTCACCATCTGCATAATTTCAGCTATCGGCAGTTTAATAACCCGGTCATTTGTCACAGTAACCGTGCCAGTGCCGTTTGTGATAGATGTAGCCGCGCGCCATTGGTCGATAGTGTAACCTGTTGCGCCGGCTCTTCCGCCTTCGCTGCCGCCCACATAAAACAGCACAGTAGAGTCTGGGATAGTGTCCGGCACAACGTAAACGTTATTTGAATATGTGCAGGTTTGATTGTTGGTGATGTTGACAAGAGCGCCGATTTTTGACAAATCATCAGTAGTAACAAGCACAACGTTATTACTCATCGTTGTTGCTGTTGTATTGACACCGCCCTGGCTATCGACTGAGATAGCACCTAGATTTCTACGGGTGTATTTATCAGTAACAATGCAAGTATTCTTGTTGAATGTAGCCGCCGTACAACCTTTGGCATACAAGTCAGCACCGTAACCATTCATGGTTACGTTCTCGCTAATAACCGTGCCTGCTGCTGTTTTACTCGCTAGTATTTGTGCATACAAATCAGATACTTTATTGTATCTGACAGTGCCAACACCATTGAAATCAACGGCTATACCGTGCGGAGTCGCTGTTGCGTAATACTGCCCTGTGACTGTGTTTTTTTCGATAGTGCCGGTAATTGATACACCTGCACTATTACCAAGCGCAATGCTGTACCCGGCTGGACATAAAAACGTAACATTATTTGAAGCAATCATTGCATCGGGAATAGCTTCAAACGCTGTCGCAAACTGCAAAACACCATAACTTGCGTTAGTATTCGCCGCATCTGTTGCTACTGTGATTGTGTTTCGCAGTATCTCTGTGCCGGACGTTTTTACAAAGACAGCAGCGGCATAGCCGGATGTGCCGACGCTCGTTACATTAAACGTGTTGTCTGTGATGTTAAAATCCAGCGTATTCGTGATTGTTGCGCTCACGTCTTGCGTGATAGCAATCATTGTGCCTGTTCTGGACAGCAGAAAATTACAGCCAACAACATCAATTGTAACATTGCCATTACTTGCTATTGTGCCGGATGAACCAGTTAAGGCGCCCGCTGAGAATCCACCTGAAAAGGTTGTGCCCAAAAACTTAAAAGTACCGACGCGCAGGTTTGAAATCAAACAGCCATAGTTTATAAAGTCTTTAACTACGCAGTCCTCATAAGTCAGCGTCCAGACGTTTGTAGACATGTCGCCATTGCCTAGTCCAGTTTGAATAGTATTTTCACCATCAAACGTAATACCAGAAGTATAGCTAAACCCATTATTGGGAACGTTACTAACAAACCCTTGTGCATTACTGATATTAGTAGACTTAAAAACAACATCTCCTGTTGCAATGTATGACAGTGATTTACTGTTGCCGCCTAGCCTATGGAATGCGTCGGGATAGTCGCCGACACCGTTTGCAACATAAGTACCCGCCGCTATGTAAGCTCCGTCACCACTCGTTGCCGCATCGTAAACCTGTCTCGGTGTTTGCCAAGGTGTTGCTGAAACCATCGCTTGCGCGCGTGTTCGCGAGTCCAGGCCATTTATTGGGTCAACATAAACAAACTTGCCAGTAGCTTTTACATCAACAGTATTAAAGCGGCTGATGCCGTTGTCATGCAGTAATGAAAATGTGGCATTGCCTGCGTCTATTGATGCAACAGGGTCAACACCAGACCCACCAATTGCGATGATGCTACCACCGCCATCCCACATCAGATTCCCACTATTATCCTTACAAAAACCTACTCCGCTGGGTCTACTACCAGCATAAGGTAAATCACTAGGTCTTATTCTGTCACTCATAATATTGTACTCCTGCGCATTAGCGCTACTTAAAAGATTTTCTTTTCTTCTGCCATTAGCCATGATGGTTTCAGCAATGCTGTGTCACCCATAGCCTTAGCAGTCTTAACTGGCAAGAATCCGTTACTCTTAGCTGTCTTAACAGTCTGTATCCTATGTGTCGCTAACAGTTCTGATACTAAATCATTTACTACTGATAGCTTGTCAACATCTGTATGAACTAATTTCATGATCTCTGCCAATGTTACTGGCTCATCCGCTGCACTAATGTGAGCTAAGATTTTATGAATTACTGCTGAGTTCTTACCCTTACCAAAATGTCCCATAGCTTTGGGCATCTGATACTCAGCGAAGGTTAATAGCGTGTTAGCCATAAGAACATCGCAAGAATGAATCTCTCTTGATAGTCTTGCAGCGGCACACACTAATGATAGTTTTAATAAGTGAGTTGACCTTCGACCTGAATAGTGTTCAAATCTAGTATCCTCAATTGGTTTCCAATTATTATATAGCTGATCTATTATACTGAATGCTTCATCAGTAATCTTAGCAGCACCAATGCAAGTAGTCTTGATTTTATTCATTGTACTGATAATATCTTCAATAGCTTCTTGGCTTGGTGCTTGCGGGATTGTAATCTTTCTACCTGATGGTTCTGCATGAATTAGTAGTAAGCGGCTAAAGAATCCCTGACCTTGAATCTCTGGCGGGAAAGCCTGATTAAAACCTTCATGAGTATTACCTGCTATAATGTTAATAGTAGGATTATTGATATAGACTGCTTTGGAATGTTTCAGTTTACGATCGTACACTCCAGCATAATCCCAGAGTGTACCTAGTAATGAAATAAAGTCTACGTTGTTTCGGCCAATGAAATCTACAAACTCATCACTAGCAATGTACATTTCGGCAATATCAAGAAGCTCTGCTGCTTCCTTAGGATTATCACTTCCAAATATACTATTAGTGAATGACTGCTCTGGATTCATATCATCTTCACCAGTATCAGTTCCCCATGTTAGCTCATGTAATTCCATAAGGAACTTTTCCAAGCTGATTTTCTCTGGTGCGAAGCTAGAATACCCATAACGTTTTAGTAGTTTCTTAGCCTGCTTAATTGCTGTTGATTTACGAGTAGCAGGAACGCCAATTACTTGGATGAAACTATTTGGTAACAGCTCACCATCCCCAAAAGGGAATACGAATTGGCGCCCTAGCATGGCTCCTAATACTGATATAGCGCACCACCTGTGAACAGTTAAGGATGCCTCAGTATTGTGTGGATAGCCGATGTAATTAAAGTACTTAGTAAAGTAATTATCGGCTGGATATATTGATATATCTTCATTCATTACTGCCTTTAAAATTAATAGCCGTAAATAAGGCAAAGCAAGCTACATCAGCCGCCTCCATTAATACAGCATGTTGGTTAGTACCTAGTGTAGCTGCTTCAAGCTCAGCTAATTCTTCGCTTAGTCGCTGTAAGCAGTATGGTATTGGTATTGGTTCAGGTTTACCTTTGTATATGTTAAGTATAAGCTTATGCTTCATAGCAGTAGCAAATGAATCTACTATACAATTGATATAAGCTATGTCTATTGTAGTTCCTGAACCTTCATTCTTAGTTTGAGTGCTCATTCATGATTGCCTTGATAGGCTGGTTAGGTTATTGGGAGGGCGCTAATCCTTACTATCAGCCCATGATTTTCCTCCTAAGGAAGTATCTGTTGGTATTATCATCTTTCTTGTCACACCTTTAATATCAGTAACCATTACTGTACCTGCTTCAACCATACAATCTGATACCATATCTGCTAAGTGTTCGTGTCCTGGTTTGTATTGAAATAATAAGCTATCATGTATCTGTGCGTTCATCTTAAAGTTTTCATAGTGAGGCTTCCATACTCTGTCAAATATCAATCTTACGCTAAGATTAAGAGCTTGTGCATTAGTGCCTTGGGGCAAGTGTGCTACTAGCGCTCTCAGGTCAGACCTATTCTTAATAGGATCACCAAAGCAGTAGCGTGTCCAGCCATAAGCATTAACCAGCATCCTAGTATTTCTTACTTGCTCCTTAATATATTGAGGATAATCATGTGATACTACCTTATAGGTTTGAGCGAATAAGGATAGCAAGTGCTTAGTAACTTGCTTGGGAGTCCAGAATCTTGGTAAGCCTAATCTCTTCTGAGCTTTAAATACATTACCAAGTTCCATACTATCAATAAGAGTATCCTCAGCCATTAAGTAATTAGCGCCATGATTAACTGGCTTACCTAACTGGCGCAGTTCCTTATCAACTTCCTCATAAGGAACACCAAAGAACATACTAGCATTATTCTTATGAAAGTCCTTATCGGATTCTACTGCATCAATAAGAACAGGGTCACCTGTAATATATCCAGTATCTCTTGATTCGGCTTGAGCATAATCACACTCTCCTATTAAGAAACCCTCATCGGCTTCAATGAACCTTTTAATACCACCAGTGCGGGGTATATTCTGGATATTGCAGTTACCTGTAACATGGATACCCCCATCATATCTTACTAACCAAAATGAGGATGGTACATTAGGACAGCCAACAGTTCCAGTATACTCCATGATACCAGTGCGCTTGCCCTCAATTGATCCTAGCGTCTTGGGTGACACATTTACAGTATATAATGGCTTGTTATTTCCAGAACCATAACCTGCATTATTATCAGCGTTAACCCAAGTACTAGCTGACATACCTGTGATATGCGCTAGTGTATGCACTAGTTCAGCGTTGCTCTTAATAGTGGTGTAGTATCTATAGCTGTCTCCTATAATATGAGCATCCCAGTATTTTAATTCTTCCAGTATTACTAGTCTACTAGCATATGGTAAGGTTAAAAACCACTGAGGAAACTCCTTAAAATACCCTTCATCCTTAATTGCGAGCCTGTTACCAGATTGAACTCTATGCTCAGGATTAAGTTTCTTAAAGTAGTCTATCTTTCTCTGCTTAGTAAAAGTAAACCTCCAACTGTCATGCTCAAGGCAACCATCGGCTGATGCCATAACACATCTAGCTAACCATAAATCATCTATCTTTACATCACTACCAGTATTAAGTATTCCTGATAGCGGAGTATAGTTAAGAGTTTTAGCTGCTACGC